TATCTAATGTATTGAAGACTGAGAATACAGCGGAGACTTTTCCTTCACCGTCTGCTTTAAATTCTAAGTCGATATTTTTAATTTCACTCACGAGTGCATCTCCTATATAAACTGTTAACAGATTTATTTAGGTGCATATATAAAAAACTATAACAAATAGTTATAAAAGGAGTGGTATTTATTTTGTTATATCTTTAATAACAGTTAATTTTGAGATAGGCATAGTCACTTTTCTGTCTGTCTTTTTGTGACTTCCATCTTCCATGATTGCCCATACTTGCATAGTTGCTTCATCTTTAGCAACACTTGTCACTACACCGTGAACTGTTGAAGGTGGGTCTGGGTCCTTGTTTATAGACCAACTAACAGATTGACCTACTCTAACACTTGCTGCTTTCTCCCCACTTTTTTTAGATGAGAGTGGATGGGAAGAAGGTAGTAAGTCTTGGTCGTAAGGTTTTCTCTTAAATCGTCCTGTACGCAAAGCGTGTAAGAACCCATTAACTCTGGCCACACCCCACTGGTCAGCTGATGTAACATTACCTCTAACTGAACCTGGGTTTGTGCGGTAAGCACCTACACCTCGATTAAACACAGCAATCAAAGTTCTAAGATTTGTTCTGTGTTTTGGATTTTTAGAATTATGTTCTTTAACCTTATTAGTTAAAGTTTTTCTAATTCTGCCAGATACAGCTTTAGATGCAATTTCATCAGCCATTGTATTGGCTAATTCTGCTGCTTCTTTACGCCTTTGTCTGACTACTTTTTTTTGGTCATTGATAATTTTCTTCATAGCTGAAACGCCAATGTTTGAAACACCACCCCATTTAATATTTGCAATAGTACCGTTAAGTCTATTGTTGTTTTGGTGTCTTCCCATATAACGTTCTCTTCTACGAACCCAGTTCAGAACAGATTCACTTCTATCACCTGATTTATATTTAGTCCAATTTCTAAATGCATCATTTCCAGTGAAGGAAGTAGGTGGGTTACCACCATTACCTGCTCTTCTCCATATCTCTGGCCAATTCTCTTTTAGGTCTTTTGCATAACCATACGGAAACTGTTTATATTTTGAGTTAGAAATGCTGACTTGCATGTTATCCCCAGGACTTGGAAAGTTAGTTTTTTTATCTTTTTTCTCTTCTGTCATTTCACCTATCTCAAATTCTTGTTCAAATAAAACTTCAGCTTCTTCTAATGAAACCTTTAACTCTTCAACAATACCATCTATGTATGATTTTTTTGTTCTTTCAAATGCCTCATGAGAACTGCAAGGCATGTAATATGTCATACCTTCAACTTCATGAGCATGTGAACCTTCACAACCTAATTGTCTTGCTCTTTCTTCAGCAGCTTCTCTTGTTGTAAACATAAACATATTTCTTGATGGTTTTGGTGCTACTGCTTGTCTAGTTGTTTCTGGAACTGCATCTACACTATCCATCTTTTGGTCATAGAGTTGTCTTAAAAGTTTAGCTTCGTAACTAGCTTCTGACTTTTCGTCATCGTCGTCATCTTCTTCTTGTACAGGAGTTTGTACTGGTTGTTCGTTAGCTGGTATCTGTACCATATTCATAGGTCTTAGATATACATTATGTTTTTCATCAACATCTAGACCTACAACTTTTCTAGCTTCTCCAATTGTTATCCAACCACCAGATACACCCATGTTGACTCTTTTATAAAGTTCATCCATATCTGTTTGTAAAGCTCTTACGTTTTGAATATCATAATCACACATCATTTGACTATCGCCAAAATCTGGTATAAGTAATTGATGTGTTAGTTCATTTGCAACAGTTTTCCACATAGGAACTAATTTTTGCTCTGTAAAAAATTCTCTAAGTTCAGCAGTGTTATTGTAAGTAGCTGCATCTAAACCAGCACCTAGTCCAGCAAGTATAGCTGGTACACCTAAAACAGCTGAAACTCTTTCTTCAGGTAGCCTTCTTAATTCTTGTAATTTCATTTGGTCAGGTGAGAAAGAAACAACTTCTACTGACATTGCACCAGATAGAACCATAGGTGCTCCTCTATTAGCACCACCAAACTTCTGTTTGTAAGATTGTGCAATAGCTTCAGCTTCCTCTCTAGTAGGGCCACCCATTGCATCATTTCTTGGAGAGAGAACTACACCTGGAACAGCAAGATTAGTTAGTATAGCAGAAGCATATTGTCCTGCTGCTTCATCACCAATCAATTCTCTTAATATAGATTTAAGTGGTGCATGACCTCTTCTGTGGTCATTTGGGTCAATTCCTTGTCGTATATGTATTATATCTTTAGGGTCTATTCTTACTGGTTCACCAGCAAGTTCATTTTTTGAATGTGCATAATATTCATAATGAGTAATTAGTTTTTCAGTATTACCTCTAACACTTACTAAGTTTGGCATTAAAGGAACTAATTGAACTACTTTACCATTTGCATTTCTATTCTTAAAAATAAAAGCATCACCATGAGCATTTAGAGATATAACAATATAGTGTGATAAAAGACTAGATGACATAAATTCATTAGGTCTTCTATAAAGTTCAGCTAAAGGATGTTTGTAATCTACTTCCCTATCACCAAACACTTGGTCTCTCTTAACTACTTGTAGTGCAGGTTCAGCAAATGAAGTCGCAAGAACATTTAAACAAGCTACTACTGCGGAGTTACCAGTACCATCACCAATCTCTTTTAAAGAATCTGTTTCCCAGAAACCAGCTGTAGAGTTATATCCATAAATAGAAGTATCTCTACTTGATGAAAGGCTTTGATTATAATTAGCCATTTTCCTAAGTGATGCTTCACTAGGTTTATTTAAATAATCTGAAACTCTCTTAATTAAACTTTTATTCTCTTCTGCCATTTAGTATGCCTGCCAGCTTCTCCTTTGAACTAATGATTGTGCACCAAGCACCAATGCGTCAACAATGTCATCGTGACGACCTACAGGAAACGTCATCAGTTCTCTCTCTAACTCTTCTAACCATGGTGCATTACGACGAAATACAATATCGCCTGACTCCATCCTAGCTGATAAAGGCAGAGCTTGTGTTATTTTATCTTTAGAAGTGTCCATTTCTCTAACTCTCATGCCTGCTCTCTGTGCTAACTGTGTAAAGTTTTTTGTAAAGTTTTGTTTTTCTAAACATAAGTATGCCCATCTATATTTATTGTACATTTGCTGTATTGTCGGAACTATGTCTGGACCTTCAATTTTTACTCTTACCATGTCTTCAACAAATAATTTCATATCTGGAGAAATAGCACAAGATAATATAACTGTGTAATCTGATTCTGTTTTAGTTGTAACAGCTAAGTCAGCAGTTCCAAAGTGAACCATCTCTTGTGGATTCCATTGTGAGCCACCACCTATATACATTCTTTCTTTTATATCAAAGTAAGACATCCACTCTGGTTTTAGCATACCTTGACCTGCGTCAACAAATTCAGCTAAATACTCTTGAGCAAAAACAATAGAGCCTACTTCATCTTTTGCAGAATCTATTTCATCATTATCAATCATTGGATTGTCATAAGTAGAAAATCTAAATCTTTCCCAGTTAGGTGCTTTCTCTGCTGTTTCCCATAAATCAAAAAACCAGTTATCCATTCCCATAGGTGTAGATATAAACAAAGCACTACCTTTTCTTTCAGTCAGTGTGGGACGTAAAACTTCTTGCCAAACATCTGGTTTAATAAAAGCAGCTTCGTCCATAACTAAAAAATCAAGACCTTCACCACGTAGCCTTTGTGGATTATCTGCTGATTTACAAGCTATAAAACCACCATTAGGAAATTGAACTTCCATATTAGCTAAAGATACTTTAGGCCTTATTTCTTCAGGGAAAGAGTAAGCTGCATTTTCAAGAGCTCTCCAACCTACACGAGCAATAGCGAAAGTAGGTGCTACCCACCAAGCTCTTTTTCCTGCTAATGCTTGTTCCATACATAAATGAATACCTAATCTTGTTTTACCAAATCTTCGACCAGCACAAAGTATTTTCCAACGTGCTTCTGATTCAGCTACTGATTTTTGATTATCATGTAAGCCAGGAAGGGTTGGCTGATATAAAGGCATTATCTTTTAGCCCATTTATTAATTAAATGAGATTTTAATAATTTTCTAACTTCCCTCTTTTTCATATTTCTACCGTCATAAACATCATGATGAAATTTACATAACATACACACATTGTCTAATTCATATTTTATTAGAGCGTCTCTACCACCCATTCCTATGTCTTTGATATGTGCTAACTCTAGCCATTGGTTATCATCACACTCTGGCCACTCACATTTATAAAATGCTCTTTTTAAAGCTTGTTGCCTAATTTTAGAAAGCCCACCTTCAGGTACATTTGCATTTTTCTTTTTACCTACACCACCACGCATACCTTTACCTTTAGTACGCATTTTAAATTCTTTATGTGTTTCTTTATTAGGGTCCCAAAATTCGTAATTGTCTACCATCTAAACTTTCTCCTCTTTGCTTTTTCGTACTGTCTAAAAGATTTTTCAGTTAAGCCACTTGGGTCTTTTTCCCATTCTACATCAACTGGTGTTTCAAAGGTGACATTCCTAGAAATTTTACGTTTAGAATCTGAATCACACTTAGGACATTTTATTAAAGGGTCTTCAGTTATTTTATGTGTTACTTCAAATTCAAAATTACATTTGTGTAAAATACACTGGTAATCATACCTTGGCATTATTCTCCACCTCATACATTGTGTATTTCAATGTTAGCTCTTCATTTGGCATTATGTCTTTTTTAGTAATTAAATATTTTTCTTTTGCAACATTCATTAACTCACAATTTGGTTCTTCACTATGATTTATAAAACCACCTAAAGGTGTTCTTAACCAGGCACCAGATTTTAACTTATAGTGAGTAAGGCCTAAATTAGTATGGGCTTCAATAATTACATCAGACAATAATCCTTGCCCTTCTATTTCTGATTCACCAATCCTTAATCCTTCTGGTAATGGTCTGTAAGTCATAAATTAATTTTAACAGAAATAAGTTATAGATACAGCTCTCCTAAGAGAGCCGATGATGGGAGGAGGTCGGTGTGGATTCCGACATTCTTACTTTAGCTCTTGTATCTAAAACCTGTGGTATTTCGCAGACTTGGGTAGCTTGCTAAAACTATTAAGGAAATTTGTTCTACTTGTTCTTTAGGTGTCACATCTTTTGTAATTCTAAATGTATCAACTACCTGTTTATCCATAATCATATCTACTTGGATTTTTCCGTTTTTTTCTGTTTCGTTTTTTGTTTTAAATCTTATTCCACCGAGAATGTAATCCATAGTTTTACAACTTTATCATGAAACAATTTTTTAACTTGTATTTAACAAATAATGCCACGGTATTGAGGGATTGTGATAAAATTCACAAATGGATTATTTAGTAGGATTTTTATTTGGATACTTTATCAAAGAATCTATCGTGCTTCTTAGAAAGTTAAGCGATTGGGATTACAGTAACCGTATGGGTTATCAATTTGATTTAGAACCTCTTACTGAGGACGACCTACCTTAATAATTCGTTATCAAAAACAACAGTATCTTCTTCTATAGATCTTTTTAACAATCTACCTACAAGCTCTGCACATTCCGGTACAACTGCATTTCCAAGAGCTTTTAACCTAGCTACACGATCTGGATATTCTTCAAGTGTTCTCGGCATGCCAAATTCCCATGCAGCAAAATCTTTTACTTGATCACGCATATTTCTAAATATTTCTAAAGGTAAAGTTTTTCTGTCACCTGTTTTAGATCCTGTTAGAACTGTGCCGTATGTATCTTTGTGATCCCTAGCTGATGCAGTAGGAAACTCTAGATCATTGTGCCAATCTTCTTCTACTATTGTTGTCATCTCTTCATCAAACTGTAAAGGTATTAGATAAGGCTTGATCATGTTCCAATGTTCTATTGTCGGATAACTAAATCCTGAATTGTCATATCGGAACCAATGATCTATTTTCGAACCAGGTATCGTATCTTTAAATCTATTCTTTATATCTTTTGCTGATGTGACTGATCTTAAGTAATCAACAAATTCTTTTTGAGGAGGTAAGTTTGGTCTGTTTACAATTTTTTCGTCATACTCTTCTAATAGATCTGGATTATCTTTTATTTGTTCCATAGCCACTTC